GCGGGGTAAGCGTAGTCAACAATTTCAGTTTCTTTGTGCATGATTAAACTCGCTTAAGTATGGTGAGTCCGTTGTTGTTTGTGTACCGTTTTTCCAGTACCCATTCCGGGTGGTTGCTAAGAAACTCCACGATAGCAGGCCACAACCCCATTTTTATTTCAAGTACGGGTATGCCGCTAGCTTCGCTCTGCTTAGTAGCGTCCATGTTGTACCTACACGATTCGCCGACATACTCGTCAATTGTTGTGTCGTGCATGATGATGTACGTCTTGGCGTACGGGTGCCAACGGGCTAACTCCCGCTTCAACTGTCCATACACGTGCCACGTGTCTATGAACAGGAGGTCGGTCGGCTCCATAGGGCAGTCCAAATCAGACTGCTCGTAGAACACCGTATTAACACCCTCAGCGTCGCATTCCGCCCGAAACGACGCCACCGAATCGTTGGAATGTATGTCGATCATTACCAACTTGTTGTCCGGCGTACCTAACAGCCCTGCGGCGAACGCATACGAACTGACGGCACCTCGCACTCCTGCTTCAGTTATGTGGCTGCACTTGGACGCATACTTAAACAGCGTGAGCATGTGCTCGTTTATGTCGGACTCTTGCACGCAGCGCCCTATAAACTTACGTTCAATTGTGGGCATCAGCAATCTCCGTAACTTGCTCCATGTCCAGCCTCACAGTTCAAAGGTAAATCAGGTGCCCACGACGGGCGCAGGCGCATACAAATCTCAACGAACTCCTGTCCACGCTCGGCTTCGTCTTCGGGGATCAGGCACGCGATGGCGTCATGCACCGTCATCACGACCCGGTACTTCTTGGCGATCATCAGCATTTGCTCACCGATGACGATACGGGCCAATGCCTGACAGATGTTCTCCACCACTTTACCGCCGTAGATGCGGTTTGGCACCACGGTTTTCCCCTTCTTGGTGTCGTATACGTATTCGTATTTGCCACTCTCGGGGTCTTGGCGTTTGCGCAGGTTGGGGTACTTCAGATACATGCCGTTGGGCAGACGGATGCCCCGCTTGCCCTCGACTTTCAGCAGACCGTCTCGGCCCAACTCTCCAGTCTGATCGGCAGCGATCCAGTCCAGAACTTCGTGGGACTTGCGCCAGAACTCAGTGATCTTGTGGTTAGCTGCGCGGTAGGTATTGATGATGTGTTGGGCTTCCTCCAACCCCACATTCACGGGCTTCTGACCGTTCTTCAGCGCCACCTGAAACTTCTTGGCTCCCATGCCGTAGCCGCACCCAAGGATAGTGGTCTTGCCCACGAACCGTTCCATCTCATCCTTCTTGGTGATCGTCCTGCCGTAGATGGCTGAGGCCATGATGCAGTACACATCCTGCCCCTTCTCAAAGGCTTCAACCAAGTCTTCCTGCTCGGCTATCCATGCGAGCGTACGTGCTTCGATCTGCGATGAGTCAGAGTCACAGACCACGTAGCCTACCGGGGCGACGATAGCCATCTTCAACGGAGAATAGCGGGGTAGGTTCTGGAGGTTGAGCTTGTCGTCCCCGCCCCACCGCCCGGTGTGGGCTGCGTAGTAGCGCAGGGGCACAGGCATAGTCCCACGCCCAGAGATCTCGATGAACCGCTGCGTGCGCGTCTCCTCGATGGTGGACTTCACCCCGAGCCGAGCGGAGACGATAGCCTGTATCTTCGGATCTGGATGCTCAAGCAACGCCTTGAACGCTTCGTCGGACTTGGAGAAGGCGAATGTTTCTTTGCCCGTGGTCGGGCTGATCTTCATCGGCGGCTCGACATTGAGCATCTTGAGCGTTGCAGCGAGTTTGTGGTTGGACATGAGTTGATCCTTGTCCACCATCGTCACGGCATCAAGCAACTCTTTCTTCGCTACCTGCACGTCATGGATATGGTCGAGCAGCAGGTTCGTGTCCAGATACAGCGTCGGCTCCGAGAACATGCGGATCGTCAGGTCGATCAAGCGAAGCTCGGACTTCGGGAAGTCGGCGGCGAGGTGTTGGAACAGGTCGTAGGTCAGCGCCACATCGTTGCAGCAGTATTCGCCGTATCGGGCTAGGGCCGTTGGCTGAAAATCTACTCGGCGCAACCCCTTGGCGTTGAGCACTTCCTCACCCTTGACGCCGATTGCATAGTGCTGAGCTAGCGTAGCAAGGCTCCCGCCAACTTCCGTGCCATGAACAGCACGAGCCATGCTGAGAGTATCAAGCCAACCCCGAGGGCAAATACCGAAATGCCAATGAAGAATAGCGGCATCAAACATAGCGTTATGAGCCAACGCCAGATGAGAAGGAAAGTCATAGCCCTCAAGGAATTGTTTGATCTCTTTGCGAGTTCCAGTGAACCACTTGGGCTCACCATCGCCCTCTTGCACCGCCACGCCGATAACTTCAAAGCGTTCGTCACGGATGTACTCCTCGGTCGTCAGCTTCGTCAGGCTGAAGTCCTGATCGTAGTACGTCTCAAAGTCGATGGTCAGTATGTTCACGGGCGCACCAGCTTCTTCAGTTTCTGTAGATCTGCTTCGGAGAGTTTGGAGACGACGCTAGCAACATCCTGTGTGGTGGGGAAAACAACCCTTGGGTCGGTGTATCCCGATTTGTACTTCAGCGATCTGCTCTGTGGCTCCAATACTTCCTCTTGCTCGTCGCCCCCAAGAAAAGACTCAAGCACCCGGTCGTGAAATTTGCGGTACATGACCTTTTGGTAGCCTTCGACAAGCGCGGATATTTCAGCGTCAGTCAAACCGTAGTTGTATTCGGTATCGGGGCGAACCGCGTTCCACACCCAAGAGAATCGGCTGTGGAGTCGCAGATCATCATAAAAGTCCCCCGGATGCGTCTCCATACGGGTCAGCACCATCTTCACTGCTTCCCTCACTTCAGTGTCCATGCTAGCTTCTCCAGTAGTGCTTCCAACTCATCGAGGTTGTTCTCATTGACCACCATCGCCGTGCCGCCTTGGGCGTTGATCTGACCCATGTGCTTGTCTTGCAGGGCTGTGGTCTTGCCTTTGCCTGCCTTGGCTTCAACGGCGAGGAAGTGGCCTGCCACGCAGCACAGGAAGTCAGGCACTCCGCTATTGCCGTAGCCTGTGCCGATAGGCATGGCGTAGTAGATGCCGTGCTTCTTCAGGATGGCCTTGATCTTGTCCTTGACCTTGGACTCTGGAGTTGCTGCCATTACTTGACCCACTCCATGTACGTGATGCCTTTGTGTTGGTAGATTGCCAAACGGAAGGGCTCGGCACCTGCGTTCTCCCCATCGGGCATAGGCATGTTGCAGTGTTCGCACCAGAACTCCAAGATCAGGCCGTTGCGGTCGGAACTTGGGTTGGCTGAGTCTCTGCGCGGGAAGTCGGTGATCGTTACCTCGCCACCGTCCTGCGCCATCACGCGAACCCAGTTGGGTTTGTCGGCGTATTCATAGATGGTTGCGTTGCCTTGGTGCAGATAGGTCTCCCCGCAGTGCATGCACTCAAGGTCACCGTCCTCACCAATCCTTGCGGGGTGTCGCTCTTTCCACATGGTTCGCTCCGTGTTGTTGTGCGCCCATCGTAGCACCCTCCTTGACTTTGTCAAGTACCCTCGCCCTCTTAGGGAACTGGTGCATACCCGACCTAACAAAAGTTAGGCACGGGCGTAAAAAAGCCCCGCAGCGCGGGGCATGCGGGGCTAAGGAGGGGAGAATGCCATCCCCTCAGGAGAGATCAGGCCGTGATGTTCAGTACGTCACGCAGTTTCATAGCGTACCAAGCCATCTTCCCGGCGTCAATGTCGGGCGCACCCTTCTTGCCGATGCGAGAGGCGTACTTCAGAGCGTTACCCTTGAGGTAGCCGATGTACTCCTCGCGGGTCAGCTTGGCCTCGATGAAGTCGATGGTCTCGATCCCGCCTGCCTTGTAGTGGGCCGGGTGGTTGACCAAGTCGTCCTTCGGGTTGTGCGCCAGTCGGGTCACATCCTCGTGGAACTTGGCCTTGGGGAACAACTCTTGTTGCACTGCGGGAGGCACGGGCACAGTCACGCTGAACTTGCCGTCCTTGTGCACTGCGTCAATGTCCACAGGCTTAGCCTTGGGCACAGCCGGGCTCGGCACCTTGGGCTTCTTGTACTTGATTGCGTACACCAAACTAACCTTCACGCCCAGTGCTGCGGCCACCTCTCGGGCCTTGGCCTGAGGGTTCTTAGCCAAATAGCGGCGGACCTTCTCACTCATCGACAGTTTCTTGCGACCCATTTTGGGACTCCTTCAGTTTCAGTTCGTCTCTAACATACTCGGTAAGAACAGCACGCATCTGCGCTTGCTTGTCATCGGGGTGGTACTTGTTGAAGTACTCCATGACCTCTTGGCTTAGACGTATGCTCGTACAGAAAAGGGCGGGTTTCTTACCAGGGCCGCGCCCCTTACGCTTTGGTTGCTCAGCTATCTCCTCTAGCATTAACACTCCTTCGGTTGAAACAATCTTCCTTCGGCCTTGCACGGGCCTCGGGTTCGGTTGTCGATGCAGGTGCCGATCCCTTTACTGGCTTTGAAAGGGTTGGCGGCACAGCGCATAACCAAGTTGCCCGAGTGGATGCGAGGACTATCCTCGCTCGGTCGGTAATGCTTGCATCGTTTACACAGTTCACGTTGGGTTCCCCATTCATACTTCGGTAGGGTGAAAGGCATGTTGCTTCAATAGATTGCAAAACCTATCAGCATAACCACAAGCAACACGGCACATATCACCAGGGATAAGACCAATCGCCCCAACAAATCAAACGCTTTGTCCATCTCCTCCGTCTGCCTGTCCATCTCGCTTACTCCTTTCCTGCATCATGGCCTCGGCTACATCGAACGCAATCTCAGCGATGCTCTCGGGGTTGGAGGGGGCAGCACCTGCGCTGACCCATCCAAGCATCGCCAATCCTGCGTAGAAATCTCTGAGGTGTTTGTCATCCATCAGTACACCTAACATTTGTTAGAACAACGCCTCAGGTGCGCCCTCTGTTGGGTCTACCTTTTTCTTGCGTTGTCGTGGTTGTTTGTATGGCTGACCCTTCCATGTCGGGAAGGGCCAGATCTTCGGTGGCGGGTCTAGCGCGTCCGCTTTTCGACGGGTTTTGCCAGTAGCCATCGGTCACCCAGTCTGCGCACGGATCTCACCCATTGCCGTTGGTTGTGCCTCTGCGTGTGGATAGGCACGTAATCAACAGCGAACAGTTCGCGCACCATCTTCAATGCTTTGGTGTTCATCATTGCTCCTTCACTTCCGGCGTGATCACGAATGCGTCGGCTTTGACACGGCAACCCACATCTCGAACCATCTGGTGATCTTCCACCAGCTTGAGCATGCCGATCTTCTCTCGCATGTAGTAGGGCAAGGTCTCGTTCGTGTATGTCTGTGGTTCGCCTTTGCCCTGCACCACGATGTAGCGATCACTTTCCAATACTACGACAAGCGCCTCGCCTTTGTCAAACAGATCCTTGACATTGTCAATGATCATGCAAACTTCCATGATCTCGTAGTACTTGTCTTTGTACTGGGCTCGACTCGGGAACTCAGCGAGGTACTGCTCCATGTGTGCCTTGGTGAACTCCTCTGAATCCTCCATCAACTCCGCACGCCTACGGTTCACATCCCAACTTATGTTAGATCTAGCACGACCAAGAACTGCCTCGGCTTCATCACGCACCTTGTCGAGACGCTCGCTCGTACCCAGTCGGTAGAAGTGCTTGCGTATGGCGAGCAGTGCCTTCTCGGAGCTTTCAGTCCTGTAGCCACTACCACGCTCACGCTTGGCGTCGATGCGCTCGTTCTTCACGACCAACTTGTAACCTGATCGGCAGTACTCGACGCCGATAGAGCCTAGCATCTCCCCACCCTCGGAGATGGTGACCTTCGTAGCTATGGCTTCGGTTTTCCAGACTCCGTGGTCGGTGATGGTGAAGATCCAATTGGGCTTAGCCAACACCAGAGGGAACAGAGTGTCGTGAAGGTACTTGTTGATCTTGCGCTTGGGTTGCTCGACCGATTCAAATTTCTTGTTGATGCGCACGTTGGGTTGAGTGAGCATCGCACCTGTCTGCTCGGGGGTATCGGGGCCGATTGCCATTTGCTTTCTCGCTTTCTTGGTTGTTACTAACAGTTGTTAGGGTCGGCTGTGTTACCAGTCGAACTTGCTCAGGATGGTGTCCACCCGAGACTTCATGGTCTCGCGCACGATGGGAGATTCTTTGATTGCTTCAATGTCTGCACCCACCATTGCTTGCTCCAACTGACGACGGGCTTCTTCCAACTTCGGATCTCCGGTTACGTTGAGCTTGGTAAGCAACGCGCACAGATCGGTGGCGTTGGTAACCAGAGTCTCGTGGTAACGCTTCTTGCTCTTGCCCTTGTCATCAAGGTCGTCGTCCTTGAGCTTCTCGCTCATCGCCGTCAGCGTGCCATGCAGTCGCTCCCACGGCTCACGCATGGCTTCGGCCAAGCGCAGGTCGTAGTCGGCTGCGTACTTCTGCTGTAGCTCCTGCAACTCTTCGTTGGCTACATCCAGTCGGAAGTCACCCGCCTCAGGCAGAGGGGAGATGACATAGCGGAACCCGAACCGATCCCGCACCTCATCCAATGATGGGTAGTCCTCGGCCTTGTACAGCTTGCCCAGGTGCAGGGGTGCATCGTTGAGCAGTTGCGGGTACGCAAGGAAGAAGTTGTCGCAGAACATATTGAACTTCTGCTCGGCTTCGTTGATGAACGCCTTGTAGTCGAGGAACATCGAAGTCGGCAACAGACGCTCACCCTTGTCTGCCCACGGCAGGGTCATACGCAGGTGCTTGACACGGCAATGCGCCGCGTACTTCTCAATGTCTTTGCGCAGGCTAGTACCTGCAAACAGATCCTTCATGAACTTGCCTGCGTTGATACTCGCGTTGGCGTTGGAGTTCACCGCATCGGTAACTTCGCGGTCGAGCTTGGATGCAGGCCACACACTGATGTTGAGTGAGGCAAGAACGGCTGATGATGAGATGGACATGGTTCGCTCCTATGTTTTACGGTTGCTCTAACAATTGTTAGGTGGTTAGGACTTTTCAGGTTTACCCGCCAACTTCGCCATGTTGTACAGGTCGGTGCCGAGTAGCCTGAGGTTGCCGATGAAGTGGGTGTCGTTGCTGTAGATGTGGTGCGTGTTGGGCTCAGGGCTAGGCCGATACTTCT